CACTTCTTGTTCCAGATCAAAAGCTTATGCTGCATTCGCTCCACAGCCTCGCCTTCCATGCCGCGCTTCAGCAGGGGCGTTTCCTCGGCCACGGCTTCTTTGTCATCGCCCATGTCCGCGTCCACATAGGCCAGCATGCCGGCAGGCAGTCTTCCGGCTTTCGTCCAGCCGCGCCCGGCCACCTTGGTTTTCACCACGCCGTAGGCAAAGCCCCGGGCCTCGATAGCCCAGCCGTCGCCGATGTACACGCCAATGTGTCCCTTACGCCACAGCACAATACCGGGCACGTCGGGCATTTCGGCCACCGGCCAGGTCTTCTCGCACAGCTTAATCATGCCATCTGCACTGGTGTCCGGGCAATTATTGGCCCGATACTTGTTGGCCTGACTGCCATTGCCAGTCCAGAAGAAGCCCTTAATCAGGCCCACGCAGTCGCACACCATGCGTCCTTCCTGGATGTGTTTGCGGTAAGTCTTCATCCGGCTTGCCGTGTAATGGGCCGGATACTGCTTTGCCTTCCGGTTCAGCAGGTCTTCCGTGCCTTTGTACCAACAGGTGCCGTACCAATACTTCGCACCCATGTCCAGCGCCTTTTTGCAGAACGCCACCAATTGGAGATTCGTGAGCATTTTTCATCGCCCCTTTCTCCCCCAAAATAACAGTTTCCCCCGGGATTTCATACCCCGGGGGAGGTTTTTACCTTAGTCTTCCAGCCACTTGCGGATCGACTTCAGCCGCCGCTTGTCGCCGTAGTAAGTTTCGCCAAGCGTCTCGTAAGCCGCCCGGTAAGCCGCCAGCATGATCGGCTCCATCAGCTCCCGTTGCGCGGGTGTTGCCGCAATGTACAGCGGCTTCCAGTAGCTCGTCAACGCGCTTGTCACCGCAGAGCCGCAGTCCTTCGCGGTCTTGTAGTCGCTATGGGCGTAGATTTCCTTCACCGCGCCGGAGATGCTTTGTCCCATGCCTGCCAGCTCGGTCACACGGTGGAATTTGCTGTAGCCGTCCGCGTCAGGATTGGCCTCCCTGTAATCCCACTCGTCTACCGTCCAGTAAGCTTCCGCTTCCGTCTTCCCGCCGTACTTCTGCATGGCGCTCATGGCCTGGACCTTGGTCAGGCTGCCATCCAGATAATCATCCTGCATCTCGTCCCACTTTTTGCCGGTGCTTTTTTCGTATTTCCACCTGGTAACCGTCTCGCTCGCCGCGTCGGCCTTTTTATCCCCATACTTTACAAGGTAATCCACAGCCTGTTTGTCCGTGATGGTTCCCGCCGCATAATCCTTCTGCATGTCGGCCCACTTCCGGCCCGTGTCTTTCTCATAGTCCCACTGGAGCAGCGTCTTTTCGGCTTCCTCGGGCTTCTGCCCGCCGATCTCTGTCCGCACCCGCAGCGCCTCGGCACGGCTGATTCTGCCGTCCGTGTAAGCGTCCTGCAGGCCGCTGTAGCTGATCCCGCTTTCCTTCTGATAGTCCAATTTGCGCATGCGGGTTTCCACGTCCTCTTCCTCTGCGCCAGTTCGGGCCAACGCGTCCAGCGCGGTTTCCCGGTCGATCTCCCCTTCCAGGTAATCGCTTCCGGCGCCGCCCACGGTCTTGCCGCCGGTCTTTTTGCCGTACTGCCAGTCCAGCAACACCTTGTCTGCCTCGTCTCCGGTAATGCCAATGCCTTCCAGCACCCGCAATGCCTGTGCGTCCGTCAGGCCGCCGTCGATGTAGGCTTCCTTCCCGGCCTTCTTAATGGCCGTCTTCCGCTTCTTCTCGTCGCCCTCATAGAAAGTGGAAAGCGTCTTCATCTGAGCCGCAGTTTCCGCCTGGTCGCCCTTTGCCATGGCCTGCACCAGTTTGTCGATGGTTGCCGCCTTGGACACGTCCGGGCCAAACGCCCACTCGCTCAATCCCTGAAGCGCCGCCATCTTCGCCGCGCCGTCGCGATAATCAGTGTCCTTCACTGTCTTAAAAGTATTGACCGTGCCCTCAATATCCCGCCAAAGGTTTTTTGCCGGGATGCCGGTGATAATACCCGCCAGGCTTACGCCGCTCTTCAGCCGGTCGAGCCAGCTCTTGTCCGGGTTGGACAGCACCTTGGAGTAGGTGTAAATATCGTTGAAGACGCTCATATCCGTGCGCTCCACGTCGTACCCCCTGAAGATTTCGTATACGTCCTTCACCATGGGTACCAGATTCAACGTCACGTCGATGGGATCAAGACTGCCAACCAGGCTTTTGACATACCGTTCAAGGTACGTCGCGTCCTCGTCGTCATCGTCGCGCATGGCGTAAATCACGCTGGAAAGCAGGGTATTCAGGATCGTAGCCGCAATCACCGCGCCAACGGATTTTGTGGCCGCGCCAAAGCGCTTGCCCTTCGCGTCAATCACCGCGTCCATCAGCATGTTGTAGGTTACCGTCGGTTCCGCCATAAAGGCCGTCACCATCTTCGCCCACATGTTCTTTTCGCGCATCAGTTCGCTCTTGGCCAGCGTGCTGTCGTACACCTGGGTAAGCCGCATTACCTCGTCAAAGCGTTTACCGGCCTGCACTTTCAGTTCCTCGCTGTTTACGTTCAGACCCGTCCGGGCAGCCGTTTCGCGCTTCACCGCGCTCCACATCCGCCCCCAGGTGATAGCGTCCATTTTTTCAGGCAGCCAGCCGCCAATGTCGCCCACCTTCTCAGAAAATTTCCCGTAAGCAGTCTTCGCGCCGTCACCTGTAATGTACTGCACCGCGCTTCGTCCGGTAGCCGTGTCGAACGATCCCATGTCCTTGATAACCGCCGTTCCCGCATACTTCTTTGCTTCCGCAAATCCGCCATTCAAAGGCTTTCCAACAAAGTATTTGGGGTCAATCAGCGCCATTGCACGCATGATCGAGCTGGGCTGCTGGATTGCCACGGACAGGGAGGCCATTACAGCGCCCTTCTTGAAAGCACCTAGGAATCTATTGGCGTCCCGCTCGTTCATACTCATGCCCACGCCGCCATACATATCATTCATGAATGCGCGTATGAACTTCCCGGGGTTTGCGCCGTAAGCACCGCTCAGGCTCCGCTTGATGCTGTGATTGTGATCCATCCGGAAGTTGTACAGCCGCATGAAGTTGTCCTGTGCTTCTGCAAACGCATAGTACGTAAGCATGCTGTTGATGTGGTCTGCCGCCGTGCTGGTAAAGTCGGTCACGATTACCGGCGCGTTGGATTTCGACCGCACACTCTTGGTAAAGCCCATCAGCTTCAAGGGCATCGCGTTTTCGTCCTTGCCAATTTTCGTGGGCCGGAATTCATCGCTGGTACGGAAGGGATAGTAGTAGCCTTCGCCAAACTTGCTGTAGCCGTGCAGTGCGTTGGAGGTGATGTTTCCCAGTTCCGCCATGTCGTTGCTGAGATAACTCACAACCTCGTCCACATAATTCTTCTGCTCCTGCGTCAGCCAGTTGTCAATCTCAACCATCTCGGCAATTCCGATCCGGAAGGCGCTGTCCTGCGCATAGGTCTTCTTAAAAATCTTTTTCTCCTGCTGAAGCAGAATGCCGCCCTGATCCAGATGGTGCGTCTCGCGATCCGCAATCGAGTGCTCGCGCTTCCAAGTGGCCCATACGCTCATTGCCTGTTCGCGGGTCAACTGGATTTTGTCGCCGTCGCCGTTCTTCAGCGTCAGCGTGTCGCCCTTCTTGTTTTTCCACGCGTCCCGATGGTATTTTTCCTCAATCGCCTGGAAACGCTCCGTCGCCCGGCCAGTCTCAACGCCAAACGCAGTTTCCCCGTTGAGTATCGCCGTCCCCATCTCGCCCAACGGCCCGCCCAGGTGCTTAAAGAAGTAGGGCGCCGTGATATTTCCGCGCCGCAGCATGTCCACAAAGGCGTTGTCCTTCAGTTTGAAGGAGCCATACCTTCCTTTTTCCTGAAGCGTCTGCTGCTCCTCGTTCACCAATTCTTCCAGGTTCCGCCGCCTGCCGTTTACGAAAACCGCGTTGGCGTTCTGGATAATGTGGGAAAGATTTTGGAGCACCTTGTCCACCATTATCAGCTCGTCCAAGGTCATGCTTTTGAGGGACTGGCCCTTCTTGGTAACCTCCATCAGCGCAACCATGCGCTCGTAGGTGTCGGGATCGTACATGCCCTCGGCCATGCTGCCGTTTTCCTCGGTGTTCAGCGCCGCGTAGGCATTCGCCGCCGCCTGCATGTCTTCGGCCTTGAAAATCTTGCTCTCGTCGGTGAAGTACTGCAGGATGTTCGCCGTCGCCCCGCGCAGTGCGTCCGGCACATGTTTGGTGTTACTGGGCGTGCGCAGCATGGTGTCCAGGGCTTTCACCCGCCGGATAATCTTGCCCTGCAAGGTGCGCCGGTCTGCCTTGTCCTGGATTTTTGCCACACGCCGGTCTGCCTGTTCCCGCAGCCGCGCAGCACGCCGGTCAGCCTGTTCCTTTGCCTGCCTGACCTTTTCAGCCCATTTCCGGCCCTCGGCCATTCGTTCGGCAATGCGCTGCATTTGGGCCGTCTCAAGCTGACGCTTCGCTGTAGCCAGCTGGTTTTCCGCCTTCCGCAGCTTCGCAGCCCACTCAGAACTTTCATGCATCCGATCCGCCAAAGACTGGGCCTTCAGGTCTTCTACCTTCTGGTTCGCTTCCGCGACACGATTCTCCGCCTCGTGCAGCTTTGCGGCCCATTCCCGGCCTTCGTGCATCTGTGTGGCCAATAGGGCATTGTCAAGCTTCGCAGCATCCTTCTCCCGCTGCCGGGCCGCAGCGTCCTTCTTCGCCTGCTTCAGCGTCTCCCGGTAATTGGCCCGTTCCCGGTCAAGCACGTTCCGCAGCGGCTCCATGGCCTCCATTTTCAAAAGGCCCTTGTCCCGTTTGTCGATCATGCTTTCCGTCTCAGCAATGCTCGTTTGCAGGTTCTTCATCCGGATTTCCTGATCCGCCGTCCGGTTCTTCATATCCTGAAGCCGCTGCACCTCGGCCCGCCGTTCCGCCAGTAGCCCTTCCATCTCCGCGATCTTCTGGGCCTGCTTCTTGTAACTCTGCACATACCGCAGCTCTTCCGGGGTCTGGGCCGCGCTCTCAAGGGCGCTGGAAAGCAGTTCCCGATTGCTGGGACCACCGTCCATCAGGGCGATGCCGCTCTTCGCGCTTTGCTGTTTCTCCTGATATGACGTGTCACCCTGCAACTGCACCCGTTCTCCGTCGCCGCCGGTCTGTGCCGCAGCATTTCCGCCCCCGGCAAGCCGGTTGTCCACGTCTTCAAAGGTGTCCTCTACCGCGTTGGCCGGAATCTCCCGCGCCTTCGCACCCGGCAGTGCATCCTTGTATCGCATGTATCCAGCGTCCGGGCGATACTCAATGCCGTTCATGTCGGTGTATCCCTCGGTTACGGCCCTGTCCAGTATCAGTTCCGCCCGCTTCCAAATGGCGGTTTCCGGAACCTTCCCTTCCAGGTCGCCGTTTTCAAACACTTCGGCCATCTTCCCGAACACGTCCGCCATCTGCTGCCAGGTGTATCCGCTGTCCTTCATTTCCGCCAGCAGGGGCGTAGTGTCCCGCTTCTGGCCCGTGAACGTTCCTTCCTCGTTCATGAACCGCTGGCCCGCCGTGGTGGCCGCCACGTCGCTTTGCAATACGCTCGCCATCCGCGCAAGCCACATCCGGCTGGCAGGGTAGTCGTTCATAAAGGAGTGCACCCGCCGGTCGCTCATGTTATCCCAGGTGCGCTGGTCGATGTGCGCTTCCTCCAGCCGGGGCACTTCGTCAAATATGCCAACAAGACCCTGATCGCCGTCGTCATCGTCCCGCATCTGGAACCGCAAATCCTGCCGCTGGTTCAGTAGCTCAAGCCGCTGTGCCTCGTCGCCGTCCGCATAGGTACGCACGTCCGGCACAAGCGCCTCCAGCCGGGAAAGCACCTCGGGGTTCAGGCTGTCCGGGACTACCGCGTACTTTACCTCGTCAAAGTGCACCGCGCGCTGGGGCTTGGCTTCGAACATGTTTACCGGCATCTGGGCGATGTCATCCAGCAGATTTTTGATCTTCCCGGCGGTTTCCTCGCTTACATTAAACCGATACTGCCCGAATGTGCTGCGAATAGTCGCGGCGCTGTACGACTTCTCGGCGATCTCCGTAAGGGTTTCGCCTACAATGTCCGAATCCATAAACCGGTTTCCGGTTATGTTCGATCCATCCAGTACTTCGTCAATCACGGCATACAGCCGCTTGTTCAATGCACTGGATTGCGCATCGATCTGCTCCTGCGTCAGCGCCTGCAGCCGATTGGACTTTTTGTGCATCTCGTCGACGCTTCGGAAAGTCTCGGCAGTCGCCGCCCGCAAGGTCTTCGCTCCGTGGAAGCCGCTGACATTCTTGCTGCTCCCGCCATTTTCCTTGCTCATCGCAAGGGCGATGTTCTCGACGCTTACCGGATAATGTAGCGCGTCAAAACTGCGCAAATTGCCGCTGGGCGTATAGCGTTCCTTGTGGTTGTAAACGCCGCTCTTACCCTCCACGCCATTGAACAGCTCTTCCAGCCACGCCTTGTATTTCGCCTCGTCGATCTGCCGGTCAATCTTCGCATTGGTCGCAGCCGCGTCGTTTCTTTCGACGGTTTTGGTGCCCAGTTCGCCCCGCATGTACGCCGCAGCCTTGGAAATAACCTTGCTCAGACGCATCGCATCACGCGTCGTTTGCTCCGACCAGATTTCATCCAGCCCGGGGACGTCCTTGAGCTGTGCCAAAGGCGTATGCATCATTTCGTCGACGTCGTAATTGAACAGCGCAAGGGTTCTCATGTATTTGTCGCCCATTTCATCCGAAACGCCGCTTACCGTGACGTTCTTTTTCTCCATCGTCACGTCGCCACCCATGTCAGCCACATATGCAGCGCGCATGCTGCTGTCAGAAAGCGCCTTTTCGACAATGCCATCCTTGCCGCCGTACCGGTTGAGCATATCGGTGAGGTCACCGTATTCGTACATGTATCTCTGATAGTCCGCCGGTATCTTGTTCGTCAGTTCCATGATTCTGGCGTCTACGCGCTTTCCGGCCCTCGTGTCTGCCTCGTATTCAATCCTCGGGAACGTGGGTGTCCACGCGTCTGCGGAATACACCTTATTTTTTCGACTGGCCTTGGGGTCAATCGTTTCCCGTCCGAATACAAGGGAGATGTCGCCGAACGTGTTGTGGCCGATGCTGGACTTCGTGACCGCGATACTCGGCATGGGGAAGCCGCCAAGCTTCAGCGCTTTCAACAGCTTCTCTTCCGTCAGATTGTGCACCGCAACCAAATCTTTGGTCTGCTCCACGTTTTCACGCAGAGAGAACTTGACAGAACCGTCGGAGGGTGCTATACTTTGCTCAGAAGCGATGCGTTCCTGCTGGGCGATTTTTTCAGTCGCCCTCATACTCTTGAAATAGAGAGTATCTGCAGTAACAGCATCGTTTTTTATATTCTGAACATCATATAGATACTTTCTTCCGTCAGACGCATTACGGATTACCAGTGTAACATCATACGCATGCACACCCGTATTTTCACCTGCTGCATTGTAAACAGGGAACGCAATTTTAGAATCATATTTGTAGATGCCATACTTCGCGTCCTTGTTCTTGGAATGCTTCGTTGGCTCCCAACGGCGGTTCGTCGCAATGTTAATCGCCTCGCCGATTCCGGCAATAGCTTTCGCTTTATCCTTATAAAGGCGCCGTTTTTGGCTACGAATGCGCTGCGAATACTTCGACCACGCATATTCATTCGGCAAATCTTCGCCAAGATAGACACGCCGTCCACTTTCGAGGATGGAGTACATTTCACCAACATGGCTTGTAAGATAGTCCACAATAAAATCAGAAATACTCTGGTTTTTAGGTTTCGAGGAAAGAATATTTTCAGAAATCCATACAACATTCTTTCCGTCTACATCCCGCACACTGTACCGAATATCCTCATTGCCCTTGTCGAACCGCTCGGACAGAGGAATTACGTCCCCCTGGTCGTCGTAGGTCACCGCGTCCGCAAGCTTCACCTGGTTGCTGTCGAACACAAGAACCGACGTGGAGTTCTTGTCCTCAATGGCGTTGGTGTACTCGATCCCGTCAATGCCCCTGGCCTTCAGCCATTCCGCGATCTCATCAAAGGTCTTCATGCCTTTCAGCTGTTCTTCGTCGCTGAGCGCCCGGTTGGTTTCTCTGGTGGTGACCTGTTCCGTCTGAACCGCCGCGCCGCGTCTGGTCTTCCGGCGGGACATTCCAAAGTCTTCGTCCACCTGAATATTCCGGGCCGGTCTGGGCGCCTTCTTCGTGATCTGGGGAATGCCTTCCACCTGGCTGAAGTCAATGTCGATCTGCCGCCCATCCGCCGTTGTGGCCAGAAGTTCCCTGGACGTCTGAATGCCATTGGCCGCAAAAATCAGGTCACGCAGATTTTCCACGTTCCACCGCTGGATGTCATAGGGCACGTACATGGGATTGTCCAGCCGCACATATGCCTCGATCATGCGCCCCTGATTTTCGCCGCTGGCACGGTTTCTCCGTACAAAGTCAGCCGCTTCAAACGTTCCCAGATGAATGCCCTCGCCGCCACGCATGAACTGGTTGAACTGGTACTGCGTGCCGTGGTAAAGCTTCCGGGTGTATCCCGCCTGCCGGGCCGCTTCGTCTACCATGGCCTGGGCCTTCTGCATGTCCCCATCTTCCACCGCCGCAAGATACGTCTCGTCTCGCAGACTGTATTGCACATCCCCGTCGCCGGTCTGACGATCCATGCGCCCGCTGATTTCCGCCGTGTCCTGCAATGCCTTCGACCACTTCTCGCAAATGTCCAGGTACTCTTCCGCCTGCTGCATCAGCGCCGTGGCCTCCCGGCTCCTGGAAGTGTCGCTGCCCCCAAACGCCGCGCGAATGGCGTTCACAATGTCGGTGAAGAACTTTTTCACCTTTTCAAGGAACGTCTTCGCTTCCGCCGGATGCTGGGCAATCAGCTGCTCCATGGCGTCGGAATCCCGCAGCATGTTTTCGCATGCCTCGGCTACCACTTCGTCCAGCGCCACGTCGGCCTTCTTCAGGCTGCTGTCCTGCTCCATCTTCCGGGCCGCCATCTCTTCGATGCTCGCCCCGCTTTTGCTGGTCAGTACGTCCAGCACCGCATTCTTCAGCGCCTCGTACTGGGCCGGGCTGTTCTGCTGCAATGCGTGGGTCAACTCATGGCTCATGGTGCGCAGAAGCGTCACGCGAGAAAGCTCAGACGCACTGTTTGCCCCGGCGTTCACGTCCAAACGGATGGTGTTGGTCGTGGCGTTGTAGCTGCCGTTCTCCCCGTGATACCGCCCGTTCGCGTCCGCTTTGCTCTGGAAAAGCTCCACATTCATGCCGGTCACCCCGGCTACGAGCTGCACAATGGTCACCTGCCGCTGCTGCTCTGCGTTCAGGCTCGCCATGTCCACCCTGGAAGTGTCCACCGTGCCGCCCTTCCATTCCACGTTCGCCTGCTTCAGGGCCTGCTTCATCTTTGTTTCCTGGGCCACCTGTACAGCCGACTGCCGCGCCTGCTGACCCAATTCAAAGGCCCGATTCAGCTGCGCGTCGTTCAATCCTTCGGTGAGGATGCTGCCTTTCAGGGATTCCACGCTGGGTGCTCCACCGTAGGCATAGTCGTAAGCTGCCTGCATCCCCGCTGCCACACGCGCCGGAACCTGGTTGTCAGCCAGCGTCGCAACAAAACTGTTGGCAAGCGCCGTGCTCTCCATGTCCGCGCCAATGGCATAGGCCGTAGCCTTCCGGTCGCTTCCGTAGGTCACGTCGTTCAGGCTGACTTCCTGTACCTGGCCGTCCTGGCCGCGCACGTTCAGGGTGGCCTTGTCGCCCACGCCGGTCATGCCCAGTAGCTCCACGTCCTGGCCGTTCACCTGACTTTGTGCGTTTTCCTCCTCGCGCATCTGCATTGTTGCCTTGCGCTCCTGGGCCGCTTTCTGCACGCCCTGGGCCGTCTGCTGCATCCGCTCGGAGGCCCTGTTGTCCGGCTCCACGTTGCCGTCCTGCTCTGCGCTCTGCAGGTTGTGATCCACGGAAAGCAACGCATTCTCTATTCCGCGCTTGATATTCGCGCTGCCCTCCCGGTTGACGGTTCCTTCCATGGCCCCGCCCTTCCGATAGGCTGCAACAGCTTCCCGCACTCCGGGAATGCTGTCCATGGCCGCCTGCTCCTGCCGGGTAAGCTTCTTGCCAGCCAGCGTCTTGCGAATCGCCGCGTACACCGTGTCGCTGGCCTTTTTGTCGGCTTCCTGGTCTTTCGGCTGGTTGTCCTGATAATACTGTACAGCCGCGTCCCCGGTCTCCTGGGCGTAGGTAGCGTTGTAATTCTTTGCGCCCTGGTTCAGCGTTTTTTGCAGCACTCTGCCGGTCTGGAAGACGCTTCTGGGCGCATTTGCGGGCTTGCCGGTAGCGTCCGTATACGCCTGAGCAAGGGCCGCGCCGTTGTCGTTTGCAAGCACCTGCTGCCCGGAGGCTTTGGTTTCTCCGATCCGGCGTGCGACATACTGAGGGCCGCCGTATCCCGCATACATTCCTGCACCGGCAACTGCGCCGCCTGCAATGTCCAGCAGCAATTGCCTGAACCAGGCCTTATGCTCTTCCTCTGTCGTACCATAAGAGGTCTCGCCGTAAAGCGCACGCTCGCGAATCAGGTTCAGCACGTCGCTTGCGCCTTCCTCGCTGCCTTCAAATAGAGCCTGCTTGCCCAAGCCGCGCAAAAAGCTTTCTACATCCGGGGCCTTGAACAGGTGCTCCATACTGACGGTTTCGGTAAGCGTTTCAATGCCGCCCGCAATCGCGCCGCTGATAGCCGCCGTTTCCGGATCAACGCCGTTGTCAATGTCTTCCGCGTACTGTGCATCCGCCGCTTCCAGCGCCATCAGCCCCAACGTGCCTGTCTGGCCTGTAGGCAAAAGAATCATGTTGTCCAGCATGGACATGCCGGTCTGATAAAAAAACGCGCCGACGGAACCCATGCTGTCCGCAACTGCCTGACGGCTGATCCGGGTGTTGCGGGCCGCCCGAGAAAACTCTCCGTAGGAATTGACAGGCGTCCAGCCCACCCCGCGCTTGTCCGCAATCAGGTTGCCCACCACTTGCCCGGCGTTATTGAGATAGCTCATGGGGGCGTAAACTGCGTTGGTGAGTACGCTTGCGCCGGAATAAAGGGCCTTCTCCAATCCGCTGGCGCTGCTCACCTCGTCATAAATTTTCGCCTGCTGATCCTGGGCATAAACCTTGTCAATGCCCGGCCCCAGGTAGTCAAATATATACGCCTTGGCGGTGCCTTCGCCCTTCGTATTGAACAGGTAAATCGCCGTGGCCTTCTCCTCGTCGGTCATGTAATCCCAATGGTAATCATCCTCAAAGGGCTGATTGATAAGCATGGGATTGCCGTTCACGGTGATAGCCTTCGGGTATGTAAATTCTTTCTTGGGAGCCTTGGATTGCTCCTTAAAATCCGGCTGCTGGGAAGCCGCAGTGAACCCGAACCTCCTGTCCATGTCAAGGTAGTACTGGTTTGCTTTGGACTGGTATACGTTGCGCCTGGCGACATCACGTTCGCTTATTGCCTCCTGCGTCAGATCGGAAAGCATGTCAGAGCGTTTCAAATATCGGTCAGATGTTGCCTGTTTCTCTTCATCAGAAACAGCATTTCCCGCATACAATCCAGGATTTTTCCGATATTCTTCCAGCGATCTTTCGTATGCAGAAATTACCGTCTGATTTCCGCTTTCCTTCGCGGCTTGCAATCCGGCAACAAGGCGTTGCTCTCCTTCGTCGCTCTCCCGGCTCCAGTCGTAATTTCCACTTCGAATTTGGTCAACTATAGTAGTTGCCGCATTCGCCTGGTCGCGTCTCCTGGCCGCACTCCTGTCCGCCCTGTCCTGCTTTTCCTGATAGTACTGCCTGGCATACTCGTTTGCTTCGGGGCTGTGCGTTCCGGCTCCGGCAAGGATGGTATCGATTTCTCCCTGCATCCGCTGGCGCTCTTCGGGATCATTTTCAAAGCGGAGCTGATACTCAAGCCGTTCTACCCGTTTACGGTCAGTCTCAAAATTGTAGTGCTGCTGGTATTTCATCTGCGGCTTTGCAGACTGCACCATTTGCTGACGATACTCGTCATACGCCTTCTGATCCGCCATGTCGGACATCCATTCGGCATAATGCGCCCCGGTAACGTCAGACGGGTCAAGCGTCCCCTGCCCTCTGCGGCTGGGCAGATACGCCGCAAGGTCGCTGCGATAAGGCGCACCGTATACCTGAGCAAGGGACGGCAGACCCGCGCTGGCCTTCTTGGGTACAATGGGCCACATGCTGCCTGCGGGGCTGGCGGTCTGGGTCGTCGTCTGCTGCTGAGGGGCAAATACACTCCTGCCCTTCGCCGTGGAAGTGGTGCTGCGCTGCTGCACGCGAGGCCTGCTGGTGTCAATGCTGCCGTACCAGGAGGGAAGATTCTTCTGGGATTCCTGCATCTGTGCCGCCTGCTGGGCCGACTTCTTTTTCTTTTTTAACTGGTCTGCCACATTGGAATTGGCCTTGGAAGCGGCGCGTCCTGCGGCGGAAAGGGCGCTGTTGATTTTCTTCTTTTTGTCTGCCATGCCTTGCCTCCTTGGTTATCGGCTGGAATTTCGGCGGTTGCGGTTCAGGATGTCGGCAACGATATTGTTTGCGGAGGCGATTCCGGAAAGCGGAATGCTGCTGCCGTTTACAACTGCCCCTACAATTGACGCTGCATTCGGGTTGGTTTTTGCCGTCGTTCCGCTGCCGCCGCGCTTCTTTCTGCCGCTGCCGCTGCTCTTCTTGGGCAGGTACAGGGACAACAGCGCGTTCACGTCCTCTTCGGAAAGTCCGCTTCGGGCAATCAGGTCGGCGCTGGGCGTCTTGCCCGCCTGGATCATGCTCATCAGGTAATTGTAGTAGTAACTCCGGTCGTTGGTGTACTGGCTGTTTTCTGCGTTGGCGATGCTCTGCCAGTAGCTCAAGTCGTCCTGGTATTTGCCATAGTCGAAGTTCCGCTCCGCGTCGTACCGGTTCTGGGCGTTGGAAAGCTCATTCTGCCAGCGGGAGTACTCGTCCTGCCATCTGCCGTACTCGTTGTTGTACGCGTCGTTAAGCAGGCTGTATTGCTGCTGCAGCCGGTCTCCCTCCTGGTTGTACGCCGCAAGCGCATGGCTGTACAAATCGGACTGCTTGTCGTTCAGGCGTGTAAGGTACTGCTGATACGCCTGGTTGCCTGCCGTGCTGGCATAGCTGCTGCCGTATCCCCCGGTCAACGCCGCCGCCTGACCCATGGTGTCCTGCATGGCCTGCTTCCCCTGCTGCTGGTACTGCTGCGCATACATCTGATACATTGGATCGCTGGCCGCGTTGTACTGGAAACTGCCGCGCCCCAAAATCTGGTTGAGGATGTTGGAAAGCTGGCCCATGTACTGGCTCTGGAAAGCAGACGGCTGCTTGGCGATAATGCCGTTCAGTTCGTTCATGGCGTCCGTAACGTTCTGACTGGGCGTGTAGCCGTTGGCGACCAATCCGCCAATGGCCTGCTTGGTGCTGTCGGAAACGCCCGGGAGATTTATCAGCCCGGAAACGTCCGTCGCGTTCCTTTGATTTGCTTGTGCTGCCTGCGCCGCAGGCTGATTCATGCCGCTGGCCGCGCTGGGCGCATCCGTCTTAACTGCCGCTTGGGGCTGGGCTGACGCCTGCGTGGCAGCCTGAGCAGCAGGGTTCTGCACGCTTCGTTCGTTGCCCGGCGCGGGCTGTGCAATCTTGGCCTCACTGGTGGTAACGGGGGACTGTACCCCTGTCGCCAGTTCTTCCAGCTTTTTTGTGGTAGTATATGCCATTTCGTCACCTTCCTTCGCTTGTTACAGATTCAGTGCTTCGCGGATCGCTTCCAGGTCGTCCGTGGTCAACGCAGGGTAGTCCGCCGCGATGTTCTCAAAGGTTTCGCTGTTTTCTGTCTGCCGCCCCAACAACAATTCATGGGGTAGGTTGTCGATTTCCAGCATCATATCACCCCTTCCATCACGTCGTCCATGTAATCGTCAGCGGTGCAGCCGCCGCAAACCGCGTGTAGTTGGTGCTGTATGTTTTTCCATGAAGCGCCGTCGTATCGTCCGCGTACAGGATAATCCCCTTGTACGTGCCATTGCCCAATCCGGTCGCCAGCGCCGCGGGCAGCGCGAATTCAGCCGTCTGCCCACCATCGATGGTGCCCAGCACGTAGCCCTCCGTGCTCAGCGCCGGGTTCCCGCTCTTTCCCGTACTGACCGTTCCATAGACTTTCACCTGCACCGGTGCGCCCTTGCCATAATTTTTCAGCCGGGTCAGCTTTAATATCGCGGACTTCACCGTTCCGCTCACGCCCGATACGGCGTAGAATATACCGCCCTTAATCCGTCCGTTGGACTTGGTGTACCCCTGCCGAACATCACTATCGATGTTCCACCAATAGGTGGTGTACGTGCCTGTCGCCGACGGGTTAAACGTCGCGCTGCCCGTAGTGGGTACAACCACGCCGCTGCCTGTATCGATGGGCACTGTCAACAGATCGTTCGGCATGGAAATGCAATTCATAGCCGCCCAAATCCCGGAGGGTCGGCTCCCGGTGTTGGTAATCACCGCACCGAATGCCTTGTAGGCATACTGAGTGGTTGTGCCCTTCAGGGTTGCAATGTCCACTTTCGTGCCCCAGCCCGCGTCCACGCCGGTTATGCAGTTGTATACCTCGCAGCTTTCGAATGTCACCACCGACCCATAGTCGATGTGGTATCCCGCGCTTGCCGTGGAATACCCTTCCGCCGTGCAGGTTTTCAGGTAGACGTACCGGCAGTTACCGATCCACCACACGTCACCATTGGCATTGCAGGCCCTCAGGCTAATTGCCTGCATATGCGTATTTATGTTACTTATGATGATTCGTCCGTACACCGTGTGGCCCTGCCCAACAATTGCCAGGGAGCCGTTTCCCGCGTAAATCCCGTGGATGTTCACGTTCTCATACGTGTCGGTTTCCAGCTTCACTTCCGCGTAGTACGGCAGAAACCGGTCGTTCAGCCGGTCGAAGGCCTCCTGCATGCTGCGTACGTAACTCCCGGATTCCACCTGTGCGCTGGTGGCCCCGCTGTTGACGATAATCTGCCACGGCCCATCGTAGCGCATGGCCACGTTGGGCGCACTGAGATTCGCCGCCCGTACCCCCGTTGCGTCGATGGTCAGCAGCTCATCTTCTCCGCCCGTTTCATCCGTAATGGATACCGAAAACTTGCTGGTGGTAATATCCACGTCGCCCGAGGTCACCCTGAAGCGTCCTCCAGTGCTAATATCCACATGGTCGTCCCGAATCTCGATATAGCTGGATTTGTACCCATCCTCCGGGGCAGGCGTCCAGTCCGTGGCCTTGTTGCCAATTTCCATTTTGAGGTTTCTAAAGGTTACGGAGCCATTCCAAGTGCCGTCGATGTAGATCACCACGTTCGGGTTATTCGACGCAAATGTTTCCGGCTCTGGCAGGTCGAAGGTTTCCTCGAACCGCTGCCCCGCAGCCGTACCGGCGTTGAAGACCTTCACGGCCCCCCAGGTATGGTGGAACGCCAGCGTAAACGCGCCAGATGTAATCGCCTGGTCGTAATCAAAGGATATGGTAATCGTCTTGCCATACAGGCTGTGGGCCGTGTCCTCATCCGCACATTTCCAGGGGAACAGCCACGTCCGGGCTGACCCGTCAGATTCCGCCACATAGGCCTCGCCGGTGCCCAGCAGGTAGTTCCGTCCGCCCACCTGCACCTGCCTTACCGCAAGGGAGATTTTCCCCGGAACCGCCTCAATGTCCGCTTCCGTCTGCGTCACACGGCCCGTCAATGCGTCCACTTCGGTCTGACTGGCCTTTGCGCTGATGGATTCCGCGTTTTGGGTGATCTGGGTCTGCATGCCTTCCTGCCCGGACACAAGGGACGTAATGGCGCTGTTGCCGCTGATGTCCAGTGCCGTGCCCACTTGCTTATTGATTCCCGTGCCGTTGGTTGCGATCTCCCAGTCGCCCAGGGTGATTTTCTCGGTAATCACCGCACGGGTAATGAAAAGCTCCTGCTGATTCAGCCGCGCTACAGCCACGCCGTTCAGCCAGAATGTGATCCCGTCTGCCGTATAGGTAGCTAGGCTCTTCGTCATGTCCACTTGCTTGTATGTCACGCCGTCAATGGTAACCTCGGTGGTCTTCAAATCCTGGCCTATGGCAATGCCGAAGATGGGCACATTGTCCTCGTCGTATCCGATAATGCCGCGCAGGATGTACCCGGACGCTTCTACTCGATAGTCGTCCAGCGCGTCAATCTGGCTCTGGAAATTGTAGCTTTCCACAATCCCGCTGGCCGTAGCCTCGATGTCCTGATGTATCTGCTCCTCGTATGTGCCCCACTCGCTTTGTGCGATGTACACGCTGTCCAGCGACGCTACAAGCTTGTCCGCATACTCCTTGGTCACCGTGCCGGTCTTGATGATAAGCGCCTTCAGCTCGTTGTATTGCCGGGCCTGATCCGCGCTCATTCCGCTGGATGTACCGCCAGCGGATACAGAAGCGCCGGAAGCATCACTGCCCCCGACGTCCAGCGCTACAAACGCCGCATTCAAACGGTCGGTCAATTGGTAAAGATAACTGTACAGATTCCGCACCTGTTCCGCCTGTCCGCCCGTTGCAGAAGGCGGGGTGAGATTGATTATCGCCATGCCTGGTCGCTGCCTCCCTCGTAGTATCTGGCAATGCTGTACAGCTTCACGTCGCCCGTGCCGCTGACCTGCACCCGGAAATGGTCGCACCGGCGGGGGATAACCGGCATGGTAACGCTGCCGATGCTGCCCGTGCCCGCCGCGCCTGTCCATGTGCCCTGGTCATGCCACACACCGTCGGAATCATACTCAATCTTCAGGGTAATCGACGCGCCCGCACCCAGCTTTGCCCGGATGCAATATCGGCTGGTATATTTCTGGTCTGCCATTTCGTAGCCCATCATGCCGCTTTCAGCGCTCCAGGATACAGCGTCTTCCGCGTCCCCGCTCATGCCCGTTGCAGACATGATCTTGTCCGTGTCCGCGTCAACGTAAAGCAAATCCCCGCGCACCGCCGCAAAGTGGGATGCATGTGTGCCGTCCTCTCTGTGCCAGATAGACTTACTGGTATCATAGGTAAACAGGCTCCATTCCCTCGTCGCCACGTTGCGCATAGAAATGTACAGCACGCTGCCCTGAGCGCCAGCCGCCGCGCTGTCGTAGTTGTCCGTGCCCAACGCGTCGGATATGCCCGTGGGCAGGCTGCCGTCGTACACACATACGTCGCTTCTGCTCTTGTAATACAATCGCTCGTTTACGATGCACAGGCTTTCCGCACATCCGTCCATCACGCCTCGGCACATGGTGGTGTTCACCTGGTACTGACTGGGCATGCTTCCATATATCTTGTGGATGCAGCCCTCCTTGAAAAACAGGGGGTATCCCTGAAGGGTAATCGCGCCGGTAAATTTCCCGTCCGTACCCAGGGACACGGCATAACTGTCCGTGGACAGGCCCATGTAACACCGCCAGTTTTTGAAGTCGCCCAGCTTGCAGGCGTAAATCTCGTTGATGGTCTGCCCGTCCACAAAGCCGTACTTGCAGCCCCATAGCCGGTTGTTGGCCTCGCAAACGTAGTCCATCTCGGGCGCTTCCCGCTTCAAAGAGATGCTGCCGGTAGTCTGGTTTGTGGCCTGGTCAATCAGCGCCGCCACAATAACGTAGTCAGTCCCCACGCCGTACAACACATAGTCCCCGTTCAGGCTGTCAACCTCCGCGCCGGAAATGGTAATCCCATCGTACTCTCCGAAGTTTGTGCCAATGCCCTTCGCGCCGATCTTGACATACGTCGTGGCGATCTCCTGCCAGCCCAGTGTAGACGTGTACACTTTGAGGATATGCTTGCTGCCGCTGGTGTCCACCCAATAGTCGCCTACGCTGGGAGAAGCCGGTTCCGTATCGGAAACTGTAGGCGTAATGGCCGCGCCGTCCAGCGTGCAGGGCGTGTAGCTGATGCTGCCAACACTGGTATACGCCGCGTCCAGGCTTCCGCAATCCGTCAAATCTTTGGTGTTGACATACACCCTGTCCGGGAAGATACCGGCGTATGCGCCCATGGAAACCATCTGCTTCGGCACTTTGTCCGCATCCAGCGTAACCCCGGATACCGGAAGCCCGTTGAAATACAGCGTACTTCCGTCGATGTACATCAGCGCATCCTTGGCCAGCATTCCCAGCGGGTTTTCAGCCGTCAGCACCGTCCCGCGACGCGCCCTTTGCGAAAAAAGCGGGTAGTGCGACGCGCTCAAATTTTTCTCGTCGTACCACTCGCCGTCATTGATTTTCAGGTTGTGATTCAGCCCCCCGAACACGCTGGTCATGTAACGCGTCCGGGAAGTCTCGGTCAGTTCCGGCCAGTACATCCGGACCACCTCCTTAATACGTGAACGCCTTCACGCTCTTCGGCATGTGCGTGCGGTTGTAATACCCCGCGTAGTTGGCAAGCCACTGGTTATACAGGGCCGCACTGTTGTTGTATTTGGTCAGCTCCATATTGCCCTGGTCGATCTGCATTTCCAGGTAATACCGGTACAACTGGTCGTGGGGCGCGTCCACAAGCAACTTGGTGCTCTTGTCCACGTCGGCGGCGTACCCGGAGAAGCTCTCCGGGTCTCCGTCCTGCCGTTCGTGCGTGGAAATCACGTCCTTGAAAATCACGCTGTCGCAATCGGAAAGCCAGCCGATCTTCTGCGCCTCAGTGAATTTGTTGGGCTTAATGGCGTCAACCTTGGCAATGATTTCCGCAATGGTCATGCGTTACACACGCTCCTCCACCACCTGGGCATTGGCCTCATCAAATGCGTCGGTGTATTCCCGGGCGTCCTCGCTCCGGGCCAGAATCTCGTAAATGGGCCGGGGAACAGATACGCGCTTGCCTCTGGGCACCTGGAAGGGTACGCCGTTCAGACAAACAAGCTGGAAGTTCGCTTCGCCCGGACCGCCCTTGGTCAGGAACACGTCAACCATTTCCTTCATCGGGTCGCGGCGTACTTCCTGGGTCTGTTCCGCTGCCGTTACTTTCGCTGCCATGTGTTATCCTCCTAAAAAAGAATGGGGCGGGGTGATCCCGCCCCTGTCGGTCGTCAGGTTGCGTAAGCCAGGGGCCCGTAGTTGCCGCTGTCGCTGGTGGAATAGCTGGAGCAGCTTTCCACCCGAAGCATACGATCCTCATAGAGGATTTTCGTACCGCCGGAGAACTTGTAGCCCACGGTGCTGAACTGGTTCAGGGGGCCGCCAGCCTGCTCCTTGGACTTGATAATCATCTCCATGCCAGCGCCGTCGGGATCGATAATGCCGTAGGCGTCCTTGCCAAAGAAGAACGTGGCATACACCGCCTGCACATTCTTGTCCGAATCCAGCGTGCCTTCGCCGGGATACAGCAAGTCGCCGGAAGCGTAGGTCAGGCCAATGTCGTTGGACAGGAAAACGTACTTGCTGGCAGAGTTGATACCAACAATCTTCGCCGTGCCAACGCAGGCAGTAGCGCTTGCATCGTAGGCATGCACCCAACGGCCAATCAGCGCCTCGGTGATGCTATCGGTAACCGTCGCCTGGTACTTGGTAGCCTCGCCCTTGTTGGCGCTTCCGCTGCCGGAGCTGGAGTACGCACCCAGGGTCAGGTAGGCGGTGCTGCCCGCCAGGTTGCCGCCCTTGAATACGGGGGCCGTGTCGGTCTCGATGAAGCGCACGCCGTGCAGCTCGCCGATCTCGCCGTTGTACATCTCTTCGGGTCGGGCGTACTTGTGCGCCTCGATCCAATACTCGCTGTTCCGCAGGTCGTAGGTGACGCTGGGATGGATCAGCGCGATGTACTTGCCGTTGATGGTGGGCGCCTTCATCTTCTTCAGCGCCGTTACGGCCTTGTTGACGGTGTCGGGAGTGAGCTTGTTGTTATTGCCGGAAAGCCCGTAACGGCTGGTGGGAGTAGCGGTGACCTTGCCGTCCGCGCCGGTGGTATCCGCGTACATGACGTTGGTACCCTCGCACAGCACGTTGCGGATGGCAATGTCCTGGGTGTTGCCGGCAGACGCGCCCAGCTCCTCGGTAGCGCCCATGATCACGTCGTCCAGGGCGTGAAGCTCCAGCTGGTCGGAAATGGTGACGTACATGCCGTACTGCTTAATGCCGCTGGTGATGTACGTCTGCCCGAAGGTCTTGCCGGTGGGGATTACGCCCTCGGTGAGGATGTCAGCATTGGGCATGGTGTTCCACTTGCGCCATTCGATTACCTTGCCTCTGCCCCGGGGAAGGGGCTGCCTGCGTCCAAACTGGGCGAAATAATGCTTGTCTCTGGCGTTTTCAAGGAGCTCGGTATCGTAGAACTCCTTCATGGTGGAAGACATGCCGGAATCCGCGCCGGTAGCGCCGGTGTAGGCGTTTACCTGGGTGGTGGTACGGATTACGTTGCTGCCTGCATCGGCAAACCGCTGCAGGTTCAGAACCGGCATGGGCTGATGCAGGTCGGTATACTGGGAAAGAATATAGGTCATACACATCGTCCTTTCGCTGTCATGGGTGGCAGGTCAGAAAACAATGCGCTCTCCGTTTCGTACCCGTCTTCGAATTTCTTCCCGGTCTGCCCGGGTAAGGCTCCTGGGGTCGGCCTTGTTGATGGCCGGGGAAGCGCCTGTCGCGCCGTTTTCGCTGGGCCGCCTCTGGCCTGCAGCGATGGCATTGGCAACCTTCTGCTGCGTCTGCGCTACGGCGTACTGAGTGACCTGCATGTGCTGCTGGCGCTGTGCGGCCTCGATTTCCTTGTGGTGGATCGCGTAATACGCGCTTTCCAGGGGGATTCCGCTGCCCATGGGCGGCTGGAGCACCATCCTCCCAAATGCGGGGTTGGCCATCTCCGCATCCAGGTCAAATGCAGGGTTCACGGCCTTCAATGCCGCCGCCTGCTGCAACAGATTGGCATACTCCTGTTCCGCCTGATTCCGCTGTGCGATCTCCTGCTGCTGTCTGTCCAGCATTTTCTGCTTGCGTTCCAGCTGCTTGGTCTGCATCAGCAGGTCAACGGGGATTCCCTTGTCCACGGCCTCGGCCTCGTAAAGGGCTTTGTCGTCTGCCAATGCCTGCATCAGCGCATCGGGATCATCCGTCCCGTACCGCTCCGCCAACATGTCCGCAATGGGCTGTAGCTTGCCCAGCTGCTCTTCGTTGGCCTTGCTGGCCCGCAAACGATTCTGTACAATGCCCTGCACCCGCTTATCAAAGTCAGCCTTGTACTTGCCGTTAATCAGCTCGTCAAAGCTTTCTTCCGGGGGTGCTTCGGTCTGTTCACCGGCGGTCGCTTCCGCCTGAGCGTCCACGCCGTACTTGACGTTTGCCAGGGGATTTTCCCGTCTGCGCCGGTGGCTCGGTGCCGGAAACTCTGCGGGTGCGGCGTCCACCCCTTCAGCGCCCGCGCCGCCTTCTCCTCCGCCGTTGCCCGCGCCGTCGGCGAAACGCTGGAGGTTCAGCAGCTTTTCAAAGTCCATTGCCATTTTCATTTCCTCCTCTGCTGTTTGGCCTTCAGGCCCAGGGTGCGACCCATTGCCTGTATCATACAAAATTCCCCGGGAAGGGTAGACCCCCCGGGGAATCCGTTATTTGATTGTCACTGACACGTTTTCAGGATATTGGCCCGCAAGCAGCCGGAACCCATTTGCGATAATATCCATCGCCTGCATCACCCTGCCGCATTCCGCCGGGGTGGGCGTGCAGATCATGTCCACCGTTTCGCCGTCGTCCTCCGCCTGGAAGCCTGTTATCCTGTACAATTCCACCTGGGCCGTTGCCGTCAGGATGGAAGCCGCTGCACATACAATGTCGCTGCCCGCTGGCCCGTAGCCTGCATGCCCGCTGACCTGCATACTGAAGCGGTTTTTATCAATTACGCACCGGATCATGGCTTACTGCGGCTGGGTGCTGGCCTCTGCCTGCGCCCTGGATTTTCGCACAAATGGGTGTTCCTTGCCCTGCAGCCCCATCGTCGCGCTGTCCCGTACTTCGTCGTTGGTGACGCTGCTCTGGCCGGACACCGCCGCACCGGTCAATCCCTGCTGTGTGCCCATGACGTTCTGCGCCAGCGCCTCGGCGATGTCTCCGCGCCCTGCCTGCGTCGCAAGCTGCAAGGCGATCTGCTGATACATGGCCAACATCTGGTACATGGTGCCGTTCTGCCGCACCTTGTCTTCGATCACGTCCTTGTGGTCAAAATCCATAATGTCCAGCAGCGCCAGCGCCTGATCCGCGTTCTGAGGGTTCAGCACGCCCAGCTGGAACAGCTGCAAGGCAAGCTCGTTCTGGCTGACCTTGGTGTAAGCCGTCATCTTCTGCGCCGTCACTTCCACGTCAAACACCGGCAGCCGGTATCCCATGTCCATGCCCATGTCCATGCCCTGGTACTGGGGCTTAATGCCGCTGTTGTCGTAGGTGACAAATTCCTCCTGGTTGCCCTCGCCGGTAATCCGGAACTGCCTGGGCAGGTCGTAAAACTGCCGAATCAGTTCTATCACCATGTTGATGCACCGGCGATACGCCCGATATGCGCCCATGGTGCTGGCCCGGCTGGTCTTGCCTGCCTGCTCCTGCATAGCCGCGATGGCACTGGCCGCCGTCACGCCTGCCGATGTGCCGCCGTTGGCCGCGTCCCGGTTGCCGGTAGTCTCCTTCAGCTCTTCCACCTTGTACTGTAGCAGCACCGGGTAATTGCTGTTCAGCGCTGGTAGCTCGATGGGCCGTATGTCGTCCTCGCCCAAATTGGCATTGGTCACATGCACAAAGGGCTTTGTCCAGTCGGCAAACTCATCCTCGTTCACACCGCCGGTGCCCCGCACGAAATATCTGGGCGTCGCGCCCATCAGCGCGTTCTTTTCCAGCGCTTGGTTCATCCGGTCGATGGTCGTCTGGGCAGATTTTGCTACGTCTATGTATCCATGCCCGGCAGGGGAGCCGTGAATTGGGAACAGCGGGTCGAACACAAACGGGTACATGCCGTGGTCGTACAGCCCACGTTCTGCCCATTGCGGGTCGTCCTCCGTGGCATACAGCACAATGTCGTCCACAAACTTCACGTAGTGCAGCACATGCCCCTTGTGGTAATACCAGTCCACCACCAGCGCCTTGTCCGTGGTGTCCACATAATCGTCGTAGATGTACTTCTTCTGCGGCTCAGACTTGCCCGTCAGCACCTTGTCGCCCACCTGCTCCGGGTACATCTCCTTGATCAGGTCGACGTCCACCAGCTCCGTTGTAAACACATGCCGGGACTTCTGGATGTCACTGATCCCAGGTTCCCAGAAGATGTTCAGCGCATCGATCTTGCGGATGGCAATGTCGCCCAGGCCGCCCAGTTTGTCTTTATCCCAGAACACGCCGTAGATGCCCGTGCCCTGCTGGAGCTTCTGCCACAAAACGTCCGAATACGTCTCCTCGAAATCATTTTGCTCCAGAATGACCGGCACAATGCTGCTCAGTCGCTTGGCCTCGTCCTTGTCGCCCACTTCCCTGGGCCGGATGTTGGGTTCCGGGAACGCCTCGATGCCATCCGCGTGTTTGGAAATGATGCAGTTGAACAGCCATGCCGACGTGGGCCGGTTGTCCAGCTCGTTGCCTGACTTGTCGAAATAGTCCCAGTGCCGCAGCTTCCACCACTGCTCACAGGCAATCACTCGCGCGTCCTGCCGAGACTTCCCCGCCCGGTAGCGCTGCAGTATGCTCCGCGCCTTGAGCAGCTGCTCCTGCCCCACATGCAACTTCACCGGAAGGCCCATGGTCACCGCGCCCCCCGGCCCGGCAGGAGCCAGCCCGTCAGGCAGCGCAGGCCCTTCCGCCCGCATGGCAGGGATAGCAATCGGGTCACCTGCCCCCGGCTCCGTCGCCTGCATTGCAGCCTGCATCTCAGGCGCACTGTCGCGTATCTGCATTTCAGGCCCCATCTCTATCGCCGTCAGGCCCTGCATCTCCGTCTGATTCCTGTCCATTGGCTTTCTCTTTGCCATGTCGTCACCTCAAAAATATCGTGTCGTCGCTGCTCAGCGGGTCGAAGGGCTTCGGTGTCGGCGCTTCCGCCCGCCTCGGGCTGATGGTGTTTTCCATCAGCACGTACCTGCACTCGTCGTAGATATGATCCTCGAGGCTGGTGTCCACGTCCTCCACGTGTTTTTCGTCGTACACCAGCGTTGGCAGGGTGCGAATGAAGTGCTTGCAGGTGTTGAACACCTGGAACATGCACTCCCCGTTGTGGTCAAATGCCAGCCGGTAGTGGTACTGCTGCAGGCCTGCCAGCCGCGTGTTGTCGCCCGGCGTCCACAACACAAAATTCGGCGATTGCCCCATCATGTAGGCCACACTTTGCCCCCGGCTCTCGTCGAATATCGACGGGTCTGCCACGCCCAGTATCTGCCGCCCCTTCAGCAGCGGATCAGTCTTCTCGATTTCCGCGATGTTCCGGGCGATTTCCGCCGGATGCATCATCACGCCATGATTCGGCTGCCCCGTGCAGCCGTAGAATTCCCGGACGCGGTACAGTTTCCCCTCCTCGTCGGCCAGGTACCAGCCGACGGAAAATGGTTTTGCGTAGCCGAAATCGAACCCCCGCCAGCACACCCAGTGCCTCGGCGGGTCGAACGGCGCAATGACATGCGTCCACAGCCTGTCCCGATAGTGGGCCGGATCATCCCGCCACTCCCGGAACACCTGGCCCTCGAAACTGGCCCAGTCGCCGTACAGCAGCGCGTCCCGCTCCGCCTCCGGAAGCATCGCCAGCGTCGCCAGATAGTTTGGGTCGTTGGCCAGCAGCGCCGCGTTGTCAAACACCGTGGACGGCACGAATATCCTGTCCCGCATCATCTGCCGCGTGTTGCCCGCCGGGTCAACCACCTGATAGGCCGACCTGATCCGCGTCATGGGCGGCGCAGGATCGATAAAACGCGCCTTGACCCATCCATGCCCCACACCGCCCGGGTTGGCCGTCGCCCGAATGTATATCCGCGTCCCTGCCCCAGTGGGCCTGTTGCGCGACATCAGGTATGTGTACTGCGTGTCGCTGAAGTGCGTCAGCTCGTCGAATCCTATGAAATCGTACGGTTTGCCCTGATACGCATATTTATCCGCCTCCCGCTGCATGCTGCCGAAGAATATCCGCGCCCCCGACGGAAACCGCCACACATGCTCCGTGGCGTTGTACCTGGCCCGTGGATACGCCCGGGGGTACAATTCCTGGCTCCTGGAGATCAGCGCCTCCAGCTGGGGGAACGTCCGCCGCAGGATCAGTCCGCGATAGTGCGGTACGTCCACCTGCCGCAGCGCCTCGGCCACCAGAGCGTCGCTCTTCCCGCCGCCAGCTGCCCCGCCGTACAGCGCCTCGTACTCCGGGCGCGCCATAAACGCCGCCTGTTTCGGCTGAGGCCGCCATACCACGTCAGCCATTGTCCGTCACCTGCACACTACCCTGTCCGTCCTGGGCGGCCAGATTGACAGATTCATCCTGCACCGGCGTTTCCACTGCCTCGTCCACCGGCGCAAGCATTACCACGCCCGTCTCCCTGCCGTCTTCCTCCTGGGCCGGGGCCTCCGGCTTAAATGCCCACCGCGCGTTTTTGCGGTTTGCCAGCCAGAATTGTTGCGCCCGCACGTCAGCAGGCACATGCACCGTCTCATCCGCCAGCAGGACTTCTTCCCACTCCCTGACGCGCTTCCCGGTCTCCGGGTCGTATTCCACGCGCTTGACTTTCACGGCCCGTTTTTCCGTGGCCGTGTACCCGTGGCAGCGCTTAAACAGCTCATTTTCCACCTCCGCGTCCACCATGTCGCGCGTGCGTGAAAGTGCTTCAGCAATTGGTTTATATTTATTCCTCCACGCGCACAGCGTGCGAACATTAATCCCGATTTTTTCCTCGGCGATTTGCGTGTACGATAGCCCGTCCCGCGTCCAGGCGGCCAGCATCATCAGGCCGTCCGGTTCCAGCCATTTTTTATAATATCCAGGCGCACCCATGTATTTCACCGCCCTTTCTCCTGGGGCGCATGATACCACGTCCGCGCCCCGGAATCATACCCCGATCCAATATAATATATCAATCACAATATACCACTATATATAAATAAGCATATAGAAAATTCAAATAATTTAGATTCAGGTATTGACAAAGTAGCCAATTGGATGTATAATATAGTCACAAGGTTGGAAGAAACAAGGAGGAAAAAACCATGAAGAAACTGTACAAGGTCAATACCAACGCAGCCCTGGAAATGATTTCCGTTGACTATGACAATTATGTCGCGCGTATCTATGGCGGAATCGATGGTTGGCAGTACGATCACTCCCTGGCCGAAGTGGAAGACGATTCCAGCTGGGGCGAGGGCGACTTCGACGGCATCGTCGCCGACCTGGAATCCAACGACCCTGATTTCCAGATCGTGGAAGAGCGCGAAATCGATGACTGACGACCATGGCCCGCCCGGAGCCATAATCCGGGCGCGGTGAAGGCACGGAAGGACGCCGAAAAATCCACCGACAAAGGAGGCGACGACGAATGAGGACTGACCCAAGATACCGGGGTAATGATAGCCCCATCACCCGGCTGAGGCTGGCCAAGGGCTGGACGCAAACGCGACTGGCCGAGGAAGTCGGCTGTCTGCGCGGCGACATCAGCCGTTGGGAGCGGGGTGAGCGCCGCCCCAACACCGGCTCGGCCTTGAAGCTGGCCCGGGCCCTGGGCTGCAAAATCGAAGACCTTTTTGCGATCTGATCCGCCCTTCGGGGCGGTCTTTTTTTGCCCATAACCGCCGCATAACCGCCGCAGAAATTCCCCCGCGCCCCACCCTGCCGATGCTATTCTGCCATCGACGCAGAAGCCTCGGCGGTTCAGGCGCAAATCGACGTGTTCAATCGCTGACTTGGTACAACTTGGTACAACTTGGTACACGTTTTGGTACACGTTCGCACTTACACTACAGTAAAATTGCACAATAATTCAGTGTATCTTCCCTCTAATCTTTGTGCATAGTGCATCAAAAATACACTACAGTATCATGTGTGTACTACGGGGGTTATAATCGCGTATTCTCTTAAATCCCTTGTATCCATTGGGTTTTCACGATATATTTCAAACCGTAGTACACACATAAGTACACGTTAGTTTTCGCCAATCAATGCATCAAAAACCTGATCTATCGTGGCAGCCGTTGCCGCCAAATCCCCGTCCATCCTATGGCCGTACACGCCCAGCGTATCCATGTCGTCGCTGTGCCCCACCTGCTGTTTCAGCAGCGCCATAGGCAGGGCGGGCTTTACCGCGCTTATAAACGTATGCCGCAGCTCATGCAGATTGCAGTTGATCCCGTTCTGTTTCTGGTAAAATTTCCACGCCCTGTAAATCGCATTGGTATCGCTATGCCCAGCGTCTTTCGCCGGGAATATCCACGGGGAAATAATTCCCTCACGTTTCAGCATCGCCCGCTGGTCATCAATCGCCTGCACGGCCCTATGGGATAGTGCAACATACCGTTGCGCGTTCTCGGTTTTGCCGTCGTTTACTTCGCCCAGCCGGTTAATTGCACGCCTGACGTGCAGCACGTTGCCGTCTTCCAAATCGGCCCACTGTAGCCCTGCCAATTCGCCGCGCCGCAAGCCCGTCAGGATCATCAGCCGCCAGGCGTAAATGTAAAAGCAGGGGCGTACCCAATTGTATTTCACCACCGTGTCCACCTCAAAAATGCGCTTCAGGTCAGCCGCACCCAGCGGATGCCGCTCGACCTTCGGTTTCGCAGGCGGTATGATAATCTCCCAGGCTTCAGGCACTTCGATTTTCCATCGATTTCGCTTACAAAAATGGCAAAAGCTGCTGATAACGCCGCGTATGCAGCTGATCGTATTCCGCGACCTGCCAGCGTCAGCGGCTGCATCAATGCATTTTTGCCATGTCGCCGGTGTAATCTGGGCCAGCTTCATGGTCTTGCGGATATAGGGCTGTATCCAATGCCGGTACAGGCTGTCGCGGCTCAATTGCGTTTCGGTTTTCACGCGCCTTTGGTAATCCGCCACGTACGCCTCCCACGCCTCCCCAAACCGTCTGTCCTCGGTTTGGCTTTCCAGCCACTCGTCTGCCTTCAATTCTGCCTCGTGTTTCCCTTTCCTTCCCGGCATCGACGACGTGAAGGTTTTGCGTTTTCCGTCCTTCTGCACATTGATCTGCCATCGGTTCCGGGCTTCCACCCAGATAGCCTCCGCACTCCGTTTCATGTTCCTCCCTCCAATACTAAAAACAGGCTCCGCTTTCTTGCGGGGCCTATCTTTTTTATCTCAAAATCCATCCCCGTTTCGGGACAAACAGGTCGATTATAAATAGCATCACAAACACCATCATGATTGCGAAACATGCGATGCTCAGGATTTTTGATCTTTTCCGCTCATCCTCTATCGTTCTGTCACGGTGCGCCAGGCGGTCGTCTTTTTCCGCCAGCAGGGCCTTGTATGTGCCCACCAATTCACTATCGCTTTTCGGGTCAGGCGACGCCCTGGAAGGTATCCCCGCCATCTCATCCAGGCTGCCGCCCATCGCCATCACCAGCTTGCGGACGATCTCGAAATTCGCGCTGTCGTCCTCCATCCCGGCGAAATATCGGGGTATCGTCCCCATGGGTATCCCAGTCCGGTCAGATAGCTGCTGCTGCGTCAGTCTGGTTTCATCTTTCAGTTTGCTTAAGTATGTGCATATTGTTCCTCCCATTCCCTCGCTTCCCTTCTTTTGGTCATGATTGCCCATATTATTTATGGCATGTAGATGCTTTTCACTCCACATGCCACATGATGTACTTTCTTTTCCGCTGCTTTTCCTCGCCCATTGCGCTTTTCGGGCACATGCGCGATTATCCAGTCAACGGAGGTTGTTGTCATCTTTGCTCTTCGGCTTCGGCTTCGACAGTCGGCCCACCGCGACGGCGGGGAACATGCACACACAAAAGATAATCAGCGCCGGAATCGCCCCCAGATTGTCCCCCGTCATAGCGATCCCCGTCTTGATAGCCCCGTACACAAAGAAGCCCAACAGCCCCAGCACCCACTTCATACCCATTCCCCTTTCTCTACATTACAGGAGGTATCAACAACATGATTAACACCGCCCGTCTGTCTGATCCCAATTACCGTCTGGCCATCGCCCGGAAGCTGTCCTGCAAGGGCCGTTACATCGTCCAGTTCGCGGATTTTCCCGATCATCCGGAAGTCCGCGATTACGTCACCCCGCCGGGCCTTGTCCCGGCCATGCGATTCATCAACCTGAGCGCCGCCCCGGGAGCGAACATTACCCGTTTTCTGTCTCCGTAGCATGCTCCTGAGTTGCCTGCACGTGCTGTTCCGCCCAGGCTACAGTCTCCTCGGTCTGGGCCGGGCGGGACAGCTCATGCTTGATAACCAGCATCACAAAGTCCTTGCTATCTCGTGGAAGCTTTTTGTACAACCTCACTACCTCAGTGATTTCATCCGTCTCATTTTGTGGGTCATATCCAGTGTCCAACAGGTAATCACCGGATACGCCAAGCGCCTTCGAGATTGCCACAAGTTTCAGCGCGTCCGGCTCACGAATTCCGCGTTCGTAATTTGCAAGTGTCGGCTTTGCGACGCCGATCTTCTTTGCCAATTCCTCCTGCGTAATTCGCTGCGATACGCGCACCAACCGTATCCTGTCTCCAAGGGTCATTTAATCACTCCTTATTACAATTTTAATTATACTACCGATCCTTGCATATGTCAAGAAAAATTTTCATATCGAAAAAAAGTTTCCCAAATGGGTTGACATGTTTTCGTTTTGAGTGTATAATACAGCCATAAGGTTTCAGATTGACCACTTCGGAGGTGATACAATGTACCCCAATCTGTTAGGCCTCAAAGCCGTTCGTAAAATTTCGAGCGACGATATGGCAAAGGCCATCGGCATCAGCCGTCAGTCTTTCAACCACAAACTCAAGACCGGAAAATTCACGGTTTCCGAGTGTAAGGTGTACGTCGACATGTTTGGCAAGCCCTTTGACTACCTTTTCGCCACGGAGGAAACCCATGAATGACGAGTAAATTACTTCCGGCGAAGAAGCACTGCTGCAAGGACGTATACGCAACCCTGCATTTCATACTCAGTCCCCCTTTTACATTATAGTGTATCTTTCCCGCAGATTCAAGCTTAAAGGAGGTTTTCACATGTGTCGCAACGAGACCCTGCGCCGCGCCCTGCTGGAGGCAGGCTTCACCTGCCAGGAGGCTTCCAAGCGCATTTTGCTCGGTACCGCATCTTTTTCGCAGAAACTCAACTACCAGCAGCCCTGGACGTTGGACGAGGTGTACGGCATCCTGGATTTGCTGGGCGTCGGCCCGGCGGCCATCCCCGCCCTGTTTCCGGATCGTCCCTGCCGTCCGTCCAGGAGGTGCGCCCAATGATCACCTGCTGTAAGGGCTGCACCCGCCGCAAACAGGGCTGCCACGTGGGCTGCGAACAGGCCGCCGTGGAGGACATCGTCAAGATCATCGCCTACGCGGACAAACTCAAGGGCCTGCAGACTGCCATCGACCTCACCGACCGCAAGCAGGCCAACATCACCCGGCGCATGCGCCGCGACCGCAAGCAGAAAAGTCGCTAAAGGAGGAACCACCATGTGGGAAGTTATTAAGTGTTTCGCGTTTTTCGGGCTGGGCCTGATACTGTCCGAAATCTATCACCTGTTGGCCTGGAGACGCTACCAGGAAGGCCGCAACGAGGCGGCTCGGCGCTCCGACGTGGAACTGCATGGAAGGAGGTATACCACGTGATCCATAAAATCCCCACCGCCAACCGCGAAGAGTGGCTGGCCCTGCGCAAAAATTACATCGGCGGCAGCGACGCAGGTGCTGTCGCGGGACTGAACCCCTACGCCTCCCCGCTGTCCACCTGGATGGAGAAGACCGGCAAAACCCCTGAATTTCAGGGCAACGTCACCACCAAAGTTGGCAGCTATCTGGAAGACCTGGTTGCCATGATGTTCATGGAGGAAACCGGCCTGCGCGTCCGCCGCGAGAACCGATCCATCCTCAACGACGACTACCCCTGGGCCATCGCGGACATCGACCGCGCCATCATCGGCCACCCCTGGCTCCTGGAATGCAAGACCAGCACGTCCCTGCCAGTCTCCAAGGCTGTCAAGGGCATGGGGAAACCCGTGGATGCACATCTGGCCCAAGTCATGCACTACATGGCCGTCACAGGCTACCAGCGTGCCTACATCGCCTACCTGCTCAATAACCGGGATTTCCACATCGTCACCGTAGACCGGGACGAGGACGAAATCGCCGCCCTCATGGCCATCGAAGAGGATTTCTGGGCCTGCGTCAAGTCCGACACGCCTCCGGCTCCCATCGGCCAGGAATCCGACGACGAAGCCCTCCAGACCCTCTATCCGGATTCCGACGGCTCCACCGTCAACCTGTTCGGACGTGGGTCAGACCTGGACATGTACCAGTCCCTCTCCCAGCAGATCAAAGACCTGCAGGCCCAGCAGGAGGCCATTGCCCAGCGCATCAAGGGCGACATGGGGCATGCCGAGACCGCCGTCTGCGACGGCTGGAAGGTCTCCTGGAAGTCCGTCACCTCGTCCCGCATCGATTCCAAGCGGCTCCGGGCCGATCTGCCCGAAATCGCCGCCCGCTACAGCAAGGAAAGCACCTCAAGGCGCTTTACCATATCGAAAGTTTAAGGAGGACACCAACATGGCAAAGGAACCCGTCAACACCCCCGACGAAAACACCCTGCCCACCCCCATCGACATCCACATCAGCATCACCGGCCACGGCGTCGACGACGACTTCAATCCTGCCCCCGTAGACGAGACATTCAACGCCAATACCACGGCTATCGTCTACACCCTCAACGGTGATACGCACCGTGTCGGTTTTGCGCTTCTCGGCGGAATTTCCGATTCCATCATGTATGACCTGCTCAAGCAGTTTCATAAGGTCGCGCCCGGAGCGCTTTGCAAGGCCATCACCTGCTATCTCGTCTCGCAGACGCTCAAGTACAAACCCGACGACGAAACCAACGAAGAGGAGGAATAACCCATTTCAAGGTTAATCGACATGACCGGGATGGAGTTCGGACGATTAAAAGTTCTGAGAAGAGCAGCACACTCCCATGGCGGAAAGACAAGATGGGTATGCAAGTGTGCGTGCGGGAAGATTTTTGAGGCCGCTGGCTGTGACATCCGGCGTGGGCATACCACTTCATGCGGATGCTTCCATACCGAGGTCAGAAAATCGAACATGCGCAAAATCGCCTCATCTCAGACCGGACGCAACAACCCGGCGTACAAGCACGGCGCATGTATCGGCAAAGACCGCAAGCTCTACTGGATTTGGTCTGGTATAATTCAGCGCTGTACCAATCCCCGCAACAAAAAGTATTACTGTTACGGTGGCCGAGGAATCTCATTGTCTCCAGAATGGCGTAACAGTTACAAAGCTTTCGAAACGTGGGCATTGCGATCAGGCTACGAACCCCATCTGACCATAGAGCGAATCAACGTCAACGGGAACTACTGTCCCGAGAATTGCACTTGGATACCCGCAAACGAGCAATCCAAGAACCGAAGACCGACTAAAGAATGGAGGAAATCACATGGCTAACGGAATCATCTCTAAAGCGAAGGAGAACATCGTCGCCAAAGACGCCAAGAGCGCACGTACCCTGAAAGACTGGGTGGAAGTCTACAAGCCTGAAATCAGCAAGGCTTTGCCTTCCGCCATCACCCCGGAGCGTTTCGCACGGCTTACCACCACCGCATTGAGCTCCAATCCCAGGCTCCAGCAGTGCACCCCCAAGAGCTTCATCGGCGCCATGTTGCAGGCCGCTCAGGTAGGCCTTGAGCCGAACACCGTGCTCCAGCAAGCCTTCCTGATTCCCCGCAAAAACGGTAAAACCGGTAACTATGAAACCGTTTTCGAACTGGGCTACCATGGCATGATTGACCTGGCGTATCGCGGTGGCGTTATCGAGATCAACGCCGAGGCCGTGTACGAGCACGACGAATTCGAGTACTCCCTTGGCATGGATCGTACGCTGAAGCACAAGCCCGCGTTGAAAGACCGGGGCGAACCCATTTGCGTGTACGCTACCTGGAAGAGCAAGGACGGCGGTTCCGGATTCGCCGTAATGTCCATTGAAGACGTACGAAAGCATGCCGCCCAGTACTCAGAAAGCTATAAAAGCGGTTATTCCAGCCCCTGGAAGTCTGACTTCCTCAGCATGGCCAAGAAGACCGTCTTGAAGCAGGCGTTGAAATACGCCCCCATGAACGTCGAATTCCAGCGTCAGATCGCCGCCGATGAAACTGTCAAGAGCACCATCGACGCGGACATGATGGACGTCCCGGACGAGAGCATTGAAACCGCCTTCGCCGACGAGGACGTGAACCCCGAAACCGGCGAGATCACCCCCAAGGAGGAGAAGACCAATGCTTAATTTCATCGTTGTCGCGGGCTTTGTCCGCAACGTGTCCGTCTCCCATTATGCCGACGGCGCGTCCTGCCAGTTTTTCGAGCTGGGCATTCCCCGGCGCACCAGGACGGATTACATCAAATGCCGGTACTTCTCCCGGCCCAAGCGCGTCCGTGACTTCCTCGACCTCAAGGAGGGCGAAACCGTCAACGTAAATGGTCAAATCGGCACCATCGCCGGGAAGGACATCGTCCTCATCGACGCCAATTACGTGGAGCGCTTCACCCCCGTCCCGGAGGAAACCTAACCGTGCCCGGGGCGCTGTCCGAGGCCAAGAACATCCGCTGCCCCTTCTTCGTGTCCGCCCAGAAAGGACAGTGGGTGTCCTGCGAAGGCCCCACCCGCACAAGTAACTGGCGGCTGATGTTCCCCACGGCAGCCGCCTATCGAGACTACCTGTCGGCCCATTGCAGGGGGCAATACCAACGTTGCCCCCTCTTCCAGGGCCTTTACATCATCAAGTACCCGGAGGAGGATTGATTATCATGGCAATGCGTTGTGTTTACGGCGGCGAGTGTAACGGCTGCATGTTCTGCCAGAATTTCGACGACGCGGATACCGACGTGCCCTTCTGCGATCTCCCATACGAAGACCCTTCCGAGGAAGACGCGCTGGAGTACATCGACGAGGACTGAGGAGGGCAGCATGGCAGAAAGCAGAATCGCACGTGAGAATTACATCGTCATCCAGGGCTGGATGGTAACCGAATTGGGCCTGAAGGGCAATGAGCTGATTGTGTACGCGCTCATCCACGGCTTTTCCCAGACGTATGACACGGCTTTTACCGGCTCCGCCCAGTACATCGCGGACTGGATTGGCAGCGACAAGCACAACGTGCTTCGAGTGCTGAAACGTCTGGTTGAAAATGGCCTGCTCATCAAGCGCGACCGCTTTATCAACGGCGTGAAGTTTTGCGACTACCTGGTGTCAAAAGTACACCGAGGCGGTGTCAAAATGACACAGGGGGGTGGTGTCAAAATGACACCTCAAAACCTAGATATACAAAACCTAGAAGAAAAAGATAATAATCCCCCTGTCGTTATAAATAACGACATCCCCCAGGGGGACGGCGCGAAGGCGAATGACCCCGATAAGCCCACCTTCGAAACCTTCTGGGCTGCCTACCCAAGGCACACCAACAAAGCGACGGCGCGGAAGGCCTGGGAGAAGCTCAGGCTCACTTCCCAGGAGTATGCCAGCCTGCTCAGGGCCATAGAAGCCCAGAAGCAATCCCCCCAGTGGCAGAGGGACGACGGCCAGTATATCCCGCACCCCAGTACATGGCTGAACCAGCGCCGCTGGGAAGACGAGCTTCCTGCGGCACAGCAGACGACGACCTGCACAGGCGATAATATCCCGGTTTTCGACGAGGAGGACATGAGCAGATATGGCGGCAAACCTGTACCCCGTGACTGGCGAAAGCCATGGACGGGCGACGAGTGACAGCGAGAAAGCGCTTCTGGGCGCGATCCTGCGTAAGCCGGACCTGATCCGGCAGGTAAACGAGGTGGTAGTGCCCAAGGACTTCAGCGAGAAGGCCCACCGGGAAATCTTCGCGGAAATCCTGCGCATGCAGCAGCAGGGCATGAGCATCGACCTCATCACCCTGGACGAGCGAGTGTCCGCGCATTTCCCGGACATGCAGGTTTCCAGCCTGCTGGTGGAATGTCTGGAGATGTGCCCTGCTCCCGCCATCTGGCATCAGTACGCGGACAGCGTCCTGGAATCTTCCCAGCGCCGCAGGCTCATCACCATCGCCAACCGCATCGTGGAGACTGCCGCCGACCCGGAAAGCGATCTGGAGACGGTGATCACCGGCGCGAAAGACGCCATCACCTCCGTTCGTCGGGTGCGCTCTGACTGGGTGGATACCGGAGAGGTGCTCCTGTCCGCCTACGAGGACATTGAAAAGCGCTCCACCGGCGAGATCATCCCCTGCGCGTCAGGCCTTCCCAACCTGGACAACCTCATCGGCGGCTTCTTCCCCGGGGAAATGACCATCATCGGCGCAAGGCCCGGCGTTGGCAAAACCGCCTTCGGCATGTTCTGCGCCACGTCGTCAGCCTCCAATGGCCGCAAAGTCTGCGTGGCCTCGGCGGAAATGACCGACACCCAGATGGGCACCCGCCTCATGGCCGATGCTTCCGGCGTCAACGCCAACCGCCTGCGCAAGGCCAAATACATCCAGCCTGAGGACTGGCAGGCCATGTCCGGGGCGCTCACCCGTTGGGGCGAAATGCCCATCAGCTTCCTGTTTGCCCGGGAGCTGGAGACCATCACCGCCCAGGTGCGCTCCCAGCACGACCGAGGGCAATGCGAAATGCTCCTGGTGGACTACGCCCAGCTGCTCACCACCCGCAAGCGCTTCCGCGACGGAGACTTCATGCGTATTGGGTACATCTCCAAGGAGATCAAGCGCCTGGCCGTGGAACTGCGCATCCCCGTCATCCTGCTGGCCCAGGTAGGCCGCCAGGAGAAAAACTCCCTGCCCACCCTGTCCGAACTGAAAGGTTCCGGCTCTCTGGAGGAGGACGCGGACAACGTCATCTTCCTGCATCGCATCGACCAGCAAGGGGACGAGGCCCTGCCCGAGGACATGCGGGAGCCGTGGAGACGCGCCACCCTCAACGGCGCGAAGGTGCTGGCCCTGTCCATCGCCAAGCAGCGCCAGGGCGAAACCGGCAAGGTCTTCGCCGCTTTCGATAGCGCCCACATGCGCTACACACCCCTGAAGCCCTGATTAACGCAAAGGAGGTATCTCATGGCAGATTTGCATAACCCCGTCAAGGCCATCCGCGCCAAGTGTCTGCGCTGCACCTGCGACAATCCCGTGGAAGTCGATAAGTGCCCCATCACAGATTGTCCCCTGTATCCCTTCCGGTACGGAAAAAATCCGTACCGCAGGCCCGTCAACCTGAGCGACGAGGAAAGGGCGCGGCGATCCCAGCACGCAAGAGCGCTTGCGCAAGCTATCAACCATGCCAACGGAGCCCAATAAATTTACGGCTTTTTTCAACGTCCAATTTTACCCTAGTAACTATACCCCTAACCCCGTAGAGACCGCGAAACGCCTGTTGTAATACAGACGGAAACGCAAATCGAACGTCTGGAGGGCTATCATGCGTACCATCGTCGCCATTGACCCCGGCTCTACCCAGTCCGCCGTGGTGGTCATGACCCCGGAATACAAAATCCTGGAGCATTGCAAGGCCATCAACGAAAACGTCCTGGAGATGCTCCTGCAGCAGTACGACCCGGCTGAAACGCAGATCGTCTGCGAGATGATTGCATCCTATGGCATGCCCGTGGGAGCGGAGGTCTTCGAGACCTGCGTCTGGATCGGCCGCTTCTGGCAAACGGCGGAGCGGATGCACATCCCATTCTACCGGCTCTACCGGCAGGAGGAAAAGCTCAACCTCTGCCATTCCACCCGGGCAAAGGATAGCAACATCCGTCAGGCCCTTATTGACCGGTTCGCCGCCCATGACCTGAAAAACGGCAAGGGCACCAAGAAAAACCCCGACTTCTTTTACGGCTTCCGCGCCGACGAATGGGCCGCCGCCGCCGTAGCCGTGACTTTCCTGGACGGACATAAGGAGGAAATCAACCATGATGAATGACATAACCGCAAATGGTTATCAGCAACTTGCCCAGCGCACGTCCCCCGACGGCCATGACCGGATTCTCAACGGCGTTCTGGGCCTGGCCGGGGAAGCGGGCGAGTGCGCGGATTTAGTAAAAAAGGCCCTCTTCCAGGGCCATGAACTGGATCGTGACCACCTTGTTGACGAGCTGTCGGACGTGGCCTGGTACATCGCTGAGACGGCCACCGGCCTGGGTGTTTCCCTGTCGGAAATCCTCAATCACAACATCGAAAAGCTGAAGCGGCGTTACCCGGACGGATTCGATCCGGAGCGTTCCATCCATCGGGAGGAGGAAAAGTAATATGTTTATCTGCCCTAAGTGTGGCGGCGATAACGTTGGCTGCCTGTCGTATCACGATCCCCTGGCCTATGTTGAAGAGCAGCAGCATAGCGAAGGCGAGACCACGGACAATTGCCTCAAAGGCGCCCTCGAAACTTTCAAGTTTCGCCGTCAACGCGAATGCAAGGACTGCGGCACACGCTTCATCACCGTGGAGCAATTCGAACGCTACGTCGCCAGGCTGAAGGGAGCGTATCGCCATGGCTGAAATGAAACGCCTGCAAGGCTATGAGCAGGACGCGCTGCTGCATCTCTACGCCATCATTACCATGGCCCACCATCTGGAATCCCTGGACAAGCGCCTGAAACTTATCCCCAACGGCACGCGCACTCTCGGCCAGTTGAAGTGGGCTTCCAAGAGGCTTCTGGAGGACGTCATGTCCACCGTACCCACCGAGCAGGTGGTCGTACAGCAGCGCAACCTGGATCACCTGGGCTATCGCGTGGGAATCTGCCGCGTGGACAACAATCCCCTGACGGACGAGGGCCGCTGGATTTCCAACGGCTGCATCGTGGAGCTGGTGGAAGTCTTCCGGGAGCACTGCATGCTCTGCAACAAGAGCTATGACGAGCAGTGCAAGTGCAAACTGCGCAAGGCGTTCGGCGAATTCCCTGTCGATCTCCCGGAAGACGCACGCGGTTGCCCGTATTACGCCCTCTGGGGCATGGAGGTGTAGTAATATGCAGGACATTTTGGGCCAGCCATACGAAATCACCCAGCCTGTCAACCATCCCGCATACTATCAGGCGGGCGGTATCGAGGCCATTGACGTAATCGAGGCCTGGGGCCTGGGCTTCTGCCTGGGCAACACCGTCAAGTACATCGCCCGGGCCGGGAAGAAAGGCAGCCGCCTGACCGACCTGAAGAAAGCCGCATGGTATCTCAACCGCGAAATCGAAAAGGAGGAACGGGAAAATGGCTGAATTTAAAGACGTGCACCGGAACATGGTGCGCATGTGCGACGCAATGCGGGCAGAAGACAATGGATGTGCCCCATGCCCGCTGGATGGCATCTGTGCAAAATTTATAACCCTGAGCGAAGACGCGATAGCAACGATTGAGCGCGTAGTTACCCAATGGGCCGCAGAGCACCCAGACCCGGTGTATCCGAGCTGGGAAGAGGGATGGAAGCAGCTCTTCCCGGAGACGAAAAGCATACCGTGCCTTAGTGCCTTCGGCATAAACGAATGCAGCGGCTTTAACAGTTGCATAAAGTGCAAAAAGCAGCCCATGCCCGCAGAGGTCGCGAAGAAACTGGGGATTAAGCCGATAGCCCCGGAAAAACCCGCGCCGGAACACGACGGCTGCGAAGGCTGCAAATGGTGCAGCAAAACTGAGAAGGAGGAACCGTGTGTAAACTGTAGAGGTACGTTGTACGGCGGCGGCGACGAAAAACCAGATTTGTGGGAGAGAAAATAATGGGAAGTAAAACGAAAATCGACTGGACAGACAGTACATGGAATCCCGTTCCGGAACATGAAGGTTATTATGCTTCGGATGATGGGAGAATACTGTCTCTCAAACGTCGAACCCCGCTTATCATGAAGCAGATTGCATCTTATGACGGACATCTATATGTATTCATGTACGATGGCGGAAACATGAAAAAAGTATGGGTTCACAGGGCAGTACTTAGCGCCTTTCGAGGCAAAGAGGAAAAGCACTTAGAATGCAGACATTTAGATGATGATCCAGCAAACAATCATATCATCAATCTCGAATGGGGCGATAGATTCCAAAATGTGGCAGATAAAAGGCGAAACGGTGGAATGCCGGTAGGAGAACGCTCAGGAACTCACAAGCTCACTGAAAAACAAGTATTGCAAATCCGCAAGCAATACGGAAAGATAACTCTCCGGGAGATGGCACGTCAATACGGTGTATCTCATACTGCAATCCGGCGTGCTGCTCTTGGAATTAAGTGGTCACACATTAAGGAGGCACAGAATGGGTAAACACACACGAATTGATTGGTGCGATTCAACATGGTCGCCTGTCACGGGCTGTCTGCATGGATGCGAATACTGCTACGCGCGGAGAATTGCGGGTGCAAACCAGATGCCGATATTTGCTGATTATCCCGTGCTGGATGAGCCTGTGCGTTGCACCGATGCATACGCATATATGCGGGATACAGGAATCAGCACCGGGAAAATTCAGCCGTATCCGTTCGGCTTTCTGCCGACCTTCCACCGCTACAAGCTGGACGAGCCGCAGCACTGGAAAAAGCCGCGCAACATCTTTGTATGCAGCATGGCAGACCTGTTCGGCGACTGGGTGCCTGACGAGTGGATTAAGGCGGTATTTGACGCCTGTGAGAAGGCACCGTGGCATCGGTACATGTTTTTAACAAAAAATCCCGCCCGGTTTAAGCAACTGCGGGAGAACGGCATCAAACTGCCGGATGGCTGTTGGATTGGAACGAGCGTGACGCGGGACGCGGAACAAGCCGACCAGTACACGGGAAGAACGAGGTACTTATCAGATAACTGGGACACGACCGCGAAATGGTTTGTATCGGTGGAGCCGATACAAGAACGGATGTCGAGAAACAGTATCGAGAACCTGACGGCAATGCACTGGGTGATTATTGGTGCCGAAACGGGGAACAGAAAAGGTAAGGTTGTACCGCGCAAAGAGTGGATTGACGAAATCGCAGAAAAGTGTAAATGCTGCAGAACGCCGATATTTATGAAAGAATCTCTCCGTGATCTGATGGGTGACGACTTCCGACAGGAATTTCCGTGGGAGGAAACATAATGAGAGTGCTGGTAGCATGCGAGGAAAGTCAGGCCGTGTGCCTGGCTTTCCGGGAGCGCGGGCATGAGGCGTACTCGTGCGACATCCAGGAGCCGTCCGGAGGGTACCCGGAGTGGCATATCCTTGGTGATGCCCTAAAGGCAGTCAAGGGGGGGCAGGTGACCACTATGGACGGGCATATCCATAATGTGGGGCAATGGGATTTGCTGATTGCCCATCCGCCATGTACCGATTTGGCGGTTTCTGGCGCAAGATGGTTCACCGAAAAACAAAAAGACGGTCGGCAGCAGCGGAGTATCGTCTTTTTCATGCAATTGGCGCTGGCGAATTGTCCGCGCGTTGCGGTTGAAAACCCGATTGGAATTATGAGCTCTGCGTGGCGGCGCCCCGACCAGATTATCCACCCATGGCAATTCGGGCACCCCGAAGAAAAAAGCACATGCTTATGGCTACTAGGGTTACCGCCGCTGCAAGAGACCGAGAACGTGCGTGAGTACATGATGACACTCCCGAAAAAAGAGCGAAACAAAATGTGGTGGCTAGGTAGCGGCCACGCAAAAGAGCGGAGCAAAACATTCCCCGGCATAGCGCGGGCTATGGCGGAGCAATGGGGATAGGAGGATACATAATGCAGGTGATGTATTCCAGCAAAACCGACTTGTGGGCTACGCCGCAGGATTTTTTCGACACGTTGGATGGGGAGTATCATTTCAATCTGGACGTTTGCGCGTTGCCGGAAAATGCGAAATGCGCGGAATATTTCACCCCCGAGGTGGACGGGCTGGCGCAGGACTGGACGGGGCGACGGTGCTGGTGCAATCCGCCCTACGGCCGGCAGATAGGGCGGTGGGTAGAAAAAGCGGCCCGCGCCAAGGCGTTGGTTGTAATGCTGTTACCGGCACGGACGGATACCCGATGGTTCCATGATTTCATTTACGGCAAGGGTGCGGAAATTCGTTTTATTAAGGGACGGTTAAAGTTCGGGGGGGGGTACAGCGAATGCACCATTCCCCAGCATGGTGGTAATATTTGACAATTTGGAGGGAAAAACATGAAGATCGGGAAGATACGGGCGGCATGTAAAGCGGTGCAAAAGTGCCAGCTGCTGACGGATGAGAGGGCCAGGAGGCAATGGATCGGCAACGGATACGCCTATTATCCGGTGGAGGGGATGTGGATCGAGGCGGATGAGATTGAGATGCTGCGGGGACGGGCCGAGCGGGCCGAGGCCGCGCTCAAGGCGGCGGAGGACGATATCCGCATGCTATTGCTGCGGGGTATTCCCGGATACAACATCGTGTCGGTGTGCACGTTTTGTGCGGAAAATGGGGCAAAACGTGAAAACTGTGCATGCGATGGAAAATGCGAGGAAAAGGCCCGCTGGCGCGGGCAGTCGGAAGAAAGCGAGGAAGAACATGATTAAGAAAATCCATGGTGTGGAAGTCCGCACCGAAACCGTCACCGATGAAAACGAGCTGGAAGCCTATGTCAAGCGGGGCCTTGGCATGGACGACGGAGAAAACCTGGTGCGCATCGATGTGGAGATTGCGCCCGATGATCCGGAGGATGTGGAAATCAAGTACCATTTCCGCAACCAGCCATTTGACCGCATCCGCCGTATCACCGGCTATCTGGTGGGCACCCTCGACCGATTCAACAATGGCAAACGCGCTGAAGAGCGTGACCGTGTGAAGCATGGACTGCCGACGAAGGAGGAACTCGAATGAAAGACCTCGACAACATGAACGCTTTGGACGTGATGCTGTTGGCAAAATGGCACGCTGACTGCCTGCGCCTGTTATCGTTTTCCGACGACGAGGAAAAAAGTCGAACGCTTGAAGCCGCTGATTTGTTGGAGGGCTTGGCGGATCAGATTAACGGACGCGGTAGCATGAGACACCTTGAGGAAAGGCTCGATAAATTGGGATACAAAATATCGTCAGTCAATGGCCAAATGATTTCCCTTTCGCAAGAATCCGGCTGCCGCAACCGCTGGTAAAAGGAGGATATTGATGATAAGATTTGAAGCCGTTGAAACTTACGGCTGGGGAGCAGCCGTGCGCGGCATGCGCAATCCCAAGAACAGCTGGAGCAAGTCGGACAGCGTATTCAGCATCATAGACGGCCATCCCCATCTCGGCTCCAACGACAAAAAGCTCATGGCGACGCTCCGGGAAGCCGGAACGGATCATCGGAAATTCCTTCGCATGATCGTTGTGTCTCTGGACATTACCGCCCCAATGTACTGGTGGGCTGAATTCGATACATACAAGGTTGGAACGGTGAGAAACAGTTGCAGCAAAATGCACAAGTTATTGGAAAAGCCGTTTGAAATGAACGACTTCAGCTTTGATAAACTGCCAGTCAACCTGTACGAAGAAGTAGCAAGGCCATGGATTGATATGCTGAATGAACTCCGCGATAGCTATATGAGGTGTTTGGAAGAAGGAGTAAAAAAGGAAATCTGGTATGCCATCCTTCAGCTTCTTCCCGAAAGCTATAATCAGCGAGCTACCGTCCTGCTGAACTACGAAGTCCTGGCCAATATCTACAAGTCCCGCCGCAACCATAAGCTGGCTGAATGGCACGTCTTCTGCGACTGGATTGAGACCCTGCCGTACTCCTGGCTCATCACCGGGAAGGAGGATTGCAGCGATGAATAGTGCGCCTATTGACATCATCTATGTGGACAAGCCTGGCTGGGTGGCCGTCATGAAGTGCAATCGGTGCAAACGGTTTTACGACCTGAGAAGCGACGGGCAGAAATCCAGCACTGAAGGCTGCCCGTTTTGCAGAGAAGCGTTAAAGTGGGAGTGGTAGCATGAAAAAGCTTGACTGTTTTGCCTATCTCCCCGGCGGCGGCTGCCGTGTGCTGAACCTGCAGGATACCTGCCCTATGACCTCCGGAAAAGCGTGCTCATTTTACCAGACAAAGAAGCAGCTCCTTGAACGCCAGCGCAATGCCCAGAAACGGCTTGCAGAAATCAAGAAAGGAAACGACCAATGAATCGAATCATCCTCACTGGCAATCTCACCAAAGACCCGGAAATCAAAACCGTCGGCAATTCCGGCGAAACCTGCGCCGCCTTCGACGTGGCAGTGAAGCGCCCCTTCAAAAACAAGCAGACCGGCGATTACGAAACCGATTTCTTCCATTGCACAGCATGGCGCGGCAGCGCAACCTATGCCGGGAAGTACCTGCATAAAGGTGACCGTGTTGCTCTGGAAGGCCGCGTCCAAAACCGATCCTGGAAGGATAAGGACGGCCAGACCCGATATGGCACTGAGATCGTCGTTGACGCGCTGGAGGGCACGCCCAAGACCAGATACCAGGATGCACCGGAGCATACGCCCCCTGCGCCTGAAGGCTTCCAGCCCGTGTCCGATTCGGAATTGCCCTTCTGACGGCGACAAAAAGAGGCTCCCACCCGGGGGCCTCTTACCTTATGCAATGTGCTTTTTTAATTCCGGTACGATGGTTTTTCGCAGCCGCTTCGACACGCCGCTCCGGTCGCGGTTCACCTTGGCGCCAATGTCGGCGTAACTGCGTCTGTCGGTAAGGCGTAAAATCGCGATCCGCGTATCATCCCGGGAAAGCCTGGCGTTTTTGCAAAGCTGCTTTAACTCCTCGTCCGTCAGATAACGCAATTCCGGGAACTCCTCGTACAGTCGGTTCTTCATTTTTAATTGAGTTTGCGGGCCGCGACGTCGTAAGTATGGGAAGCCGTAGACGCTGCAATCCAGCCGTTGAGGAAGCACAGCGCAAAGGCGCTCCACGTAAATCCCTGCGTGAAAATCATGGCCAATACAAGGATCAGCACCGCAATGATATACGCGTATACCGCCGTGGGTATCTTGATAAGATTGTCCATTAATTTCTTGGTGCCCTGAACAATCAGCAGCACCGCCACGGCGCACCCGGCAGTCGTGGCCAGATACTCCCAGGAGAACGCCTCCACCACAGCGGGTTCCGCCGCCGTTTCCTCGGCCAGTGCTCCGTCCACAAAAATCCATCCTGCCGCCACCAGCAGCAGAACCACCAGGCCTACAGCCACAAGATTCAGCGCCTTACTAGTATGGTACATTTTCATTGCCTCCTTTCTTACGCCTGGTGCATGCTGCTTTCCAGGCTGTCCAATCGCTTGTGGGCGGACTTGGTGCTCTGCTCCACCGTCACCATCCGCTCCACCAGGTTGTTGTGCTTGTTCACCCGCTCCCGCAGGTCGTTGAAGTCCGTCCGCAGCTCGTTCAGCCGGTATTCGGTCAGCCGTTTTGTGCCGCTGGAAGTCACAAGGCAGGTGACGATCACGCCCACCAGCGTGCACAGGTTGCCCATCAAAGATACAATCAGATCATTCATGGGCGGCTGCCTCCACGTCCAGCAGGGCCGCCCAGGTTTTGGGCCCCACAATGCCGTCCACGCCCAGGCTGTACGCCCGCTGGAATTTGCGAACGGCGTTGTAGGTCTCCTTGCCAAATTCCCCGTCAGCGCCCCACACAGGCAGGCACTTCTTGTTCCAGA